TGTTGTTAAGAAGCCAAAGGCCAAGCAAGACTAGCCTAGAGAGAGATAGATATGCCAACAGACAAGAAAGACCCACGGTTAGCTAGAGCAGGCGTAAGCGGTTATAACAAACCTAAGCGTACTCCTAGCCACCCAAAGAAAAGCCACGTTGTTGTAGCCAAGGTAGGCGACCAAGTTAAGACAATCAGGTTTGGTGAGCAAGGCGCTAGTACAGCAGGCAAGCCCAAGGCAGGCGAAAGCGAAGCAATGAAGAAGAAACGCGCTAGTTTCAAAGCTCGTCATGGCTCTAACATCGCTAAAGGCAAGATGTCAGCAGCTTACTGGGCAGATAAGGAGAAGTGGTAAATAATAAAAATATTACTTGACTTTTATAGCATTTTGTGTTATAATAGAGCTGTAGTATATAACAATAACTTATAAGCACTGTCCTAAACGGAGAAACAGTATGATTGATAAAGAACTTGAGCAATATTACGATAACTACCGCACTATGTTTATGGACGCTGGCTGGAAACAACTACAGCAAGACCTTATGCAGAACGCTACTGTTATCAACTCAGTTGAAGCGTGTAAAGATGGTAATGACCTGTACTTCCGTAAAGGGCAACTGGCAGTCATTGCAAACATCCTCAACTTAGAAGCTCAAATCAAAGCAGCCGAAGAGCAAGCTAACGAGGAACCAGAAGAAGTAGAAGCGTAATGGCTCTGCTTTTTGATTTTAAATGTGAAGATGGACATGTCAATGAAAGACTTGTCAAATCTGGAGTAACACACACACCTTGCTTAGATTGTAACAAGATGGCTGAGAAGATTATATCTCCTGTACGTTCTGCTTTAGACCCCATTAGCGGTGATTTTTTAGGTGCAACCGAGAAGTGGGCGAAGAACCGTCAGCAGAAGATATTACAAGAGAGAAAGGCTAACTCGTAAGAACCCTTTCATAATATAAACCTCCACAATGACTTAGATCACGGAGTTTAATAATGGCAACACTCATAGACGAGCGTCCAGAAGACGAAGACGAAGTAAACACCGCTCAACAGGAGCCTGAATATCAGCAACCTCCTGAAGAAGACATACCAGAGAAGTACAAAGGGAAGAGCACTGCAGAGATTGTACGGATGCACCAAGAAGCTGAGAAGCTACTAGGGCGGCAGAGTTCCGAGGTAGGTGAGTTACGCGGCGTAGTCGATCAATATATAAAGACACAACTCGACAACCAAAAAGCACCAGAACCTGACGAAGAAATAGACTTCTTCTCAGACCCTGACAAGGCCGTCAGGAGAGCTATTGATAATCACCCTAAGATTAGGGAAGCCGAAGCAGTAACACAGCAATACAAAAAGTCTACAGCACTTTCACAACTACAGCAGCGTCATCCTGACATGCAGAATGTGCTACAAGACCAGAAGTTTGTTGACTGGATTCAAGGTTCTAAGATTAGAAAACAGCTCTTTGCTCAAGCAGACAAGCAGTACGATTATGATGCAGCAGATGAACTCTTCACAACGTGGAAAGAACGTCAACAAGCGGTTAATCAAACTGTAGCGTCTGAAATGGCAGGTCGTAAAGCTGCTATCAAAACTGCATCAACAGGCACAGCTCAAGGCAGTGGAGAGACGCAAGGGAAGAAAGTTTATAGACGCGCCGACATTATTAAACTAATGAGGGACGATCCAGAACGATACTTGGCTTTATCTGATGAAATCATCAAAGCCTATTCAGAAGGGAGAGTCCGACACTAAATCTTTAAGGACTTTATATTATGGCAACTTCAGTATATCCCGCTATGGGCGGTGCAGTAGACAACACTAGCGCAGCAACTTTCATTCCACAAATCTGGAGTGACGAGGTTGTAGCAGCTTATCAGACTAACTTGATTCTTGCGAACCTTGTTAAGAAGATGAGCATGTCAGGCAAGAAAGGTGATACCATTCACGTTCCTAAGCCTGTCCGTGGTACTGCTAACGCTAAACTAGCTAACACCGCTGTTACTATCCAGAACAATGTTGAATCAGAAGTACTGATCAGCATCAACAAGCACTTCGAGTTTTCACGTTTGATCGAAGACATCACCAACGTACAGGCTCTCGCTTCACTGCGTCAGTTCTACACTGGTGACGCTGGCTACGGTTTGGCCAAGCAAGTTGACGACGACCTGTTTGCTCTGGGCAAGTCTCTGGGTAACGGTAACGGTTCTTCTTGGGCACACAGCGCTTCTTTCCAGATTGGTGCTGGTTCAGCTCTGGAAGCATACGACATTGATGGCACTGCTGACGTAGGCGCTTTCACTGACGCTGCTTTCCGTAACCTGATTCAGAAGCTTGATGACGAAGACGTACCAATGGACGGTCGTAGCTATGTTGTTCCACCTGCTCTGCGTAACGCTATCATGGGCATTGACCGCTACATGTCTTCTGACTTCGTAGACGGCAAGGGTGTTAAGAACGGTCAGATTGGTAACCTGTACGGCGTGAACGTATATGTTTCTAGCAACTGCCCAACAACTGAGACAGGCGTTCGTGCTTCTATTCTGTTGCACAAAGACGCTATGGTTCTGGCTGAACAACAAGGTGTTCGTTCACAGACTCAGTACAAGCAAGAGTTCTTAGGCACTCTTTACACTGCTGACACTCTGTACGGTACTCAAGTACTCCGTCCAGAAGCAGGCATCGTACTAGCTGTTCAAGGCTAATACAACTGAACGGGGATTCTTCGGAGTCCCCTTTCTTTATTCTTTTTATTATATTCTTTTGTTTTCCTAGGAGCTACAATGGCTATATTCAGAGGTGAAGGTGGTGCTGGTGATTCTACCAACGACGCTACTCTTAGCCTAGTCACTGCCCAAGCTGTTATAGCTTCTACGAAAGCAAGTGAGTCTGCCGCTAGTGCAGCTACAGCGTCCACACAAGCAACCACAGCAACTACCAAAGCCGCTGAAGCCTCTGCTAGTGCAGCAGCCGCAGCAGCTAGTGCGTTAGGTGTAGATGTATTCGCAGATGCAGCAGAGCTGTCAGCAACTAACGCAGCCACTAGCGAAACTAACGCAGCCACTAGCGCTACTTCAGCATCTACTTCAGCTACAAATGCTAGTGCCTCTGAGACAGCCTCAGCAGCCTCTGAGAGCGCTGCAAGCACATACGCTACCACAGCTACCACTAAAGCCTCAGAAGCAGCCACAAGCGCTTCTATTGCGTCTACGAGCGCTTCTACAGCCACTACCAAGGCTACTGAAGCATCTACTAGCGCAACCAACGCTGCTGCGTCAGAGAGCAACGCAGCTACATCAGCATCTAACGCTTCCTCTAGCGCCTCTAACGCAGCTACTAGCGCATCAGCAGCGTTTACCTCTGCCAGCAACGCAGCTACCTCTGCAAGCAATGCAGCTACCTCTGCATCAACAGCGTCTACTAAGGCTGCTGAAGCAGTTGTTAGCGCAGGCAATGCAGCCACTAGCGCGACTAACGCAGCTAACAGCGCTACGTCTGCATCCACAAGCGCAGCTACGGCAACTACACAAGCAACTAACGCAGCTAACAGCGCCTCAGCAGCTTCTACAAGCGCGTCTAACGCAGCTACTAGCGCGTCTAACGCAGCTACTAGCGAGACTAATGCAGCCACTAGCGCCTCAGCAGCTTCTACTAGCGCTACAGCATCAGCTACGTCAGCGTCAGCCTCTGCAGGTAGCGCAACAGCCGCAGCAGCTAGTGCTAGTGCAGCAGCGACAAGTGAAGCCACCACAGCAGCAGCGGTTAGCCTAGCTATTGCTAACTTAGTAGACTCTGCTCCTATAACATTAGATACATTAAATGAACTTGCAGCAGCTTTAGGAGATGATGCTAACTTCTCCACAACAGTGACAAACGCTCTAGCTACTAAACTAACTTCTTCTTCTACTTTAAACGCAGACAACATGACTACTGGTACGCTTGACGGCGGAACTTACTAAAGGTAATTAACTATGGCAACAACTATTGTAACAAAGAATAGCTCTACCGCTTCTGCCGTCCCTACAGCAGCTCAATTGGTTCAAGGTGAACTGGCGGTCAACGTAGCGGA